TATCAACTACTCTAGCTGGCAAATCAACTTTCTACGGAAAGTATGCTGGTGCTCTAGGTAGTTCACTACAAGTGGTTTGGTCAGACGCAACAAATTGGGCAACATGGAGTGCCTCTTATAAAGCGCAGTTCGATGCAACCCCATCAGGAAATGAACGTCACGTTCTTGTTCTTGATGAAGATGGTGTTATCACAGGAACGGCTGGAACTGTTCTAGAAAGATACCCATTCGTATCAAACTCTAGTTCTGCTACTAACACAGACGGTACTTCTAACTATATGAAGAACGTTATTAACAGACAATCAGAATACATTTATGCTACTACACACGTAGATAGCACAGGATCAAAATCTTTACTTGGTGGTGTTGACGGATCAGCCGCTGGCACAGACGATTATCTAAGAGGGTTTAATAGTTTTGAAGATAAAGATACTATTCAACTTGACTTCTTAATCGCTCCGGGTAAGGCATCCGCTAGTGATCAAGCTACAGTAGTGAACGATCTTGTAACAACAGCGGGTACTACACGTAAAGATGCTGTTGTGGTAACTTCGCCAGCCTCTGCATCAGTAGTAGGTAACGCTAATCCAGAAGTTGACACAGTAACAGATACTGGTAATTACACTTATAGTGATTACTTATTTGTTGACAACAACTGGTTAAAGATGTATGACAAGTTTAACGATAAGTACATCAACGTGCCAGCCGCTGGACAAACAGCGGGTATTATGGCGGCTTCAGACGCAAACTCCGCACCATGGTTCTCACCAGCGGGTTCACGTAGAGGTCAGTACTTAGGCGTAACAAGCTTGGCCTATACTCCTACCAAGGCTCAAAGAGACACACTGTATAAAGCAGGGGTAAACCCCATTGCTAATTTACCGGGACAAGGTATCTTACTATATGGTGACAAAACACACATGAACAGACCATCAGCATTTGATCGTATTAATGTTCGTAGGTTGTTTAATGTTGTTGAAAGAGCAATCGCAAATGCGGCAAGAAACACATTGTTTGAACTTAACGATGAGTTTACTAGAGCGGAATTTGTTAACATCGTAGAACCATTCCTGAGAGAAATCAAAGGTAGACGTGGTATCACCGACTTTAGGGTTGTATGCGATGAGACAAACAACACTACTGCCGTTATAGATAGAAACGAGTTCATTGCAAACATCTTCATCAAACCATCACGTTCTATCAACTACATAACTCTTAACTTTGTAGCTGTAAGATCTGGCGTTGACTTTGAAGAAGTCGCTGGCCTATCGGTATAAGGAGATAAGAAGATGGCAGTACTAGGCGTAGATGATTTTAAAGCCAAGTTACGTGGTGGTGGAGCGAGACCTAATCTCTTCAAAGCCACGATTAACTTTCCGGGCTATGCAAACGGAGATGTAGAGCTTACATCTTTCATGTGTGAAGCGGCACAACTTCCCGCTTCCACTATGGCAACAATAATTGTTCCCTTTAGAGGTAGACAATTAAAGATGGCAGGGGATCGTACATTTGAAACATGGACACCCTCTATCATTAATGATACAGACTTTAATGTTCGTGACGCAATGGAACGTTGGATGAACGGTATGAATGCACACAGCACTAATACTGGTTTAACCAATCCTGTTGATTACGAAGCAGACCTTGTTGTTGAACAACTTGACAAAGATGGTTCTACATTAAAGACTTATAACTTTAGAGGTTGTTTCCCTACTAACGTTTCTCCAATCGATCTGAACTATGCTTCAGAAAATGAGATTGAGAAGTTTACGGTAGAGTTCCAAATGCAATATTGGGAAGCCGCAACCACTTCTTAAACGGAGTATAAATAAAGAACAAGAGGGGCTGTGATGGCCCCTCTACCTCCACAACACTAGGAATTACAATGGCAGACGATTCTATTAAATTATTTGGTTTTGAAATCAAACGTTCTAAGAAGAAGCAAGATGAAAAGCTTACTTCTATTGTTCCACCTGTTGATCAGGATGGTGCTGGTTATGTTACTTCGGCTGGTGCTCACTATGGCACTTATGTTAATATTGGTGGTGAAGACCACGCTAAAGATAACTTACAGAATATTCAACAATATCGTGCAGTTGCTACTCACCCTGAGGTTGATGCGGCGATAGAAGATATTGTGAACGAAAGCGTTATATCAAGCGAGAGTGAGAGTTCAGTAAATCTAATATTAGATAATGTTGAAGGTCTCAGCGACTCACTTAAGAAACAAATCACTGAAGAGTTTGACACTATCGTATCTATGTTAAACTTTAATGATTTAGGTCATGATATGTTTAGACGTTGGTATGTCGATGGACGTATCTACCATCACTTAGTCGTAGATGAGAAGAACTTAAAGGCTGGTATTCAGGAAATAAGACCAATCGATTCTTCTAAGATCCGCAAAGTAAAAGAAGTTAAGAAGAAAAAAGATGTAGTAACAGGCGCTAGTCTAGTAGACTCAGTTAATGAGTTCTACATTTACCAAGAGAAGCCGGGGTCACAAACCTCTGGTGTTAAACTATCTAATGACTCAGTTTCTTATGTAACATCAGGTCTTTTAGATGCCACTCGTAAGCGTGTAGTTTCTCACTTACACAAAGCACTAAAGCCAATCAATCAGTTGAGGATGATGGAAGACTCTCTAGTTATTTACAGACTAGCCAGAGCACCCGAAAGACGTATATTCTATATTGATGTAGGTAACTTACCAAGAGGTAAAGCCGAAACATATATGAAAGATATTATGGCTCGTTACCGTAATAAACTTGTGTATGATGCAGACACTGGTAAGATTAGAGATGATCGTAAGCATATGTCAATGCTTGAAGACTTCTGGCTACCTCGCCGTGAAGGTGGTAGAGGTACAGAGATATCAACACTCCCCGGCGGTGAGAACCTTGGACAGATTGATGATATCATATACTTCCAGAAGCGTTTGTATAGATCACTAAACGTTCCAGTTAGTAGACTTGAGCAAGAGACACAGTTCTCTTTAGGTAGATCCACAGAGATCTCTAGAGATGAAGTTAAGTTTCAGAAGTTTGTTGACAGACTACGTAATAGATTTGGTATGCTTTTCACAGAAGTTCTGAAGAAGCAACTAATCATGAAGGGTCTTATCACTGAAGATGATTGGAACAACTGGAAAAACGATATTACAGTTGACTATATAAGAGACAATCATTTCACAGAACTTAAAGATGCAGAGTTATTAGCAAATAGATTACAACAACTAGATCAAGTACAACAGTATGTCGGAGAGTTCTTCTCTAAAGAATACGTGCTTAAGAATGTATTAATGCTAGATGATGATGGTATAAAGCAAATGAAAGATCAGATTACTAAAGAAAAAGAATCTGGCGAAATTGAAACCGATGATGAGGAAGAACAACAATGAGTATAGATCAACCACTTGAACAGCCAGAAATGAGTCGAGATGCTAAAATGAATAGCTTTATTCAGAATGTAGTAGACGATGACTTTTCTAAAGCGGCACCTACATTCCACGAATTGCTACAAGCAAAGATGGATGATGCGTTAGATCAAGAAAAGATTGCTGTTGCGGCTCAGATGTTTAATGGCGCAGAAGAAGAATTAGATGATGATGATCCTTCTGAAGAAGATATCGATGCGGCTATAGATGAGTTAGATGATGAAGATGACGATGATACTGAAGAAGAAGACGAAACAGAAGAATAATTATATCATGTCAAAAATCTTTTTAGTATAAATAAAGGTAATAATATGACAAAAACGTTTAGAAATATAAGGGAACTTGCTGGTAGGAAACCTTCTGGCGAAATGGTCTTTAAGAAAAAGATCAGTGGCCTTCCCGTAATGATTCATAAAGAGAAGAACGGTTTTGTTGTGTATATAGATGGTGACAGACTCGATGACTATAAGTCTCAGAAAGAAGCTGAGAAAATGGCTAAAGAATTTGTTAAACAATATAAAGGTTAATTAGATGAAGCTGATCACAGAATACACTGAAACAGATGTTCAGTGCGTTATAGAGAAAAAAGAAGATGGCACAAAATCCCATGTGATTGAAGGCGTCTTCATGCAAGCTGAATCAAAGAATAGAAACGGACGCATATATCCAAAGCCTATAATGGAAAAGGCAGTTGGTAAATATGTGGACGAACAGGTTTCCAAGAACAGAGCGGTTGGTGAGTTAAATCACCCTGAAGGACCGACTGTTAACTTGGATAAAGTATCCCACAAAATCACAGAACTTTCTTGGAAGGGAAATGATGTTGTGGGTAAGGCACAAATACTGGATACTCCAATGGGTAATATCGTAAAAGGTTTACTTGAGGGCGGCGTTCAACTAGGTGTGTCAACTCGTGGTATGGGTAGCCTTGAGCAACGTAACGGAACTATGTACGTCAAAGATGATTTTATGCTTAATACGGTTGATATCGTACAAGATCCATCTGCACCAAATGCTTTTGTTAATGGGATAATGGAAGGTGTAGAGTGGGTTTGGAATAATGGCATCATTGAAGCTCAAGAAATTGAAAGAATAGAGACTGAAATAAAAAATGCTCCACGTGCGGATCTTTATGAGACGCAAGTGCGTGAGTACAAGAATTTCCTCTCGTTATTGAAACAAATATGATTAAGGAGTCTAACATGGCTGATCAAATCGAAGAACAGGATGTAGAACTTCTAGACGAGTCGGAAACCGATCTTGTAGAGAAAGAAGCTCACGATCCTAAGAATGCTGAAGCCCAATCAGTAGCATCTGTTGATGCCGCTGAGAAAAAAGGCCCGGTCGCTAAGAAGCGTAAGGGTGATAAGGGAACAAGCGAACCAATGCAAAAAGGCGATGCTGGCGCAATGAAAGCCGAGTCTGTCGATATCGATGGAGATTTTAGTGAAGACTTGAATGCTCTCGTTGAATCTGAAGCTACACTCAGTGATGAGTTTAAAGCTAAAACAGCAATCATCTTTGAAGCGGCGGTTAAATCCAAAATCTCAACAGAGATCAATCGTTTAGAAACAGAATATGCCGATCAGTTGGCAGAAGAAGTTGCTACAACTAAAAACGATCTCGTAGAGAAAGTGGACAGCTACCTAAACTATGTGGTTGAACAGTGGATGGACGATAACAAACTAGCAATACAATCTGGACTACGTTCAGAAATTGCTGAAGGCTTTATGGATAAGTTGAAAGACTTGTTTGTAGAATCTTATGTTGAAGTCCCTGAGTCCAAAGTTGACCTAGTAGACGAACTTGCAACTGCAAACGAAGAACTAGAAGAGCAGTATAACGAAGCAGTTGCTAAAGCTATGACAATCTCAGAAGAGTTAGAAACATACAAGCGTGAAGCGATTATTCGTGAAGCGTCCAAAGATCTAGCAGAAACTCAGGTTGAAAAGCTTGCCAAACTAGCAGAATCTGTTGAATTTGAATCAGAAGAGTCTTTCACTAATAAAGTGGCAACTCTGAAAGAATCATATTTCTCACAGAAAACTGCAACATCTATTATCGCACACGAAACTGAAGATGACTCAGCCGATGAAGCTATTGTCGAAACTTCAGCGATGATGGAAAGTTACCTAAACGCAATAAGAAAAACAACTAAGTAAGTTAAGGAGATCCAATTATGGAAACTTATGATCGTCTCGTAGAGAAGTGGTCACCAGTATTGAACGAAGAGTCAGCGGGTTCTA